TCATTTCGCGCCGCCTCCGCCGTCCTTTTTCGTGATGGACAGGACGTGGCCATCGCGAACGCCGGCTTCGTGGAGAGTCTGCTCCGGCAACAGGGGATTCATGCCGAGGCTCGTGTCGACCATCTGAAACGAGTCGACATTATCGCGGTCCGCACGGGGGAGACAGCGGCGAATTGCTTGGCGCACCGTGATGCGCGACGGAAAGCGCCGCTTCTGTGTATCACCGTCCACAAGCACGGTGACGTCGACGTGGTGGTCATCGCGATGAACCGTGAAAAAGTGGTCCATCCCCTGGACCACGACGCGTTGGCCGTTTGGGACACGTACATCCGCGAGCCCGTCGAGGTCGCACCACAGGTCATCGTCCTCGCCGGCACCGGCGAGTTGCTTCAACTGCTCGCCCAGGTATTTCGCGTGTGGCCCATGCGTCGGCGTGGGCGCCGGTGCATCGTTCAGCGTGAAGGGCACCGGCTTACGCAGCACGGGGTTATCACCGATTTGGCCTTGCGCTGCGACGCTGAAAACTTCGCCGCCGCGGATAAAGACGATGTCGTCGTGGCCAACCGGCACGTCCACATCGTCCTTTACCTCGAGCAGCACTTCGTCAGCATCCGCAACCTGACCGACTTCGCGCAACTGGTGCCCATACACTGCACCAGGTTCGATAGACCGACTCGTACGGTCTACCGTAATACTTACGTGTTTGGCTGTCATTGTTGACAATCCCTTGAACAATAGTTGCCCAATCCGCTCGACGTAGTGGTCGAGGGGTTGCTTGGAAACGCTAAAAGGATTGACGCAGAGCGCAAACACGCCGAAACTCGAGGTTCCTAGGCCGAACGAGTCTTTATGGCGAGTTCGCACAAGGGTCAATCGAAAGGTTGACCCTTTTTTATTGGCTGTTCATTTTTCCTCCTGTGTTCGTGGTCCCATAGACCAGTGGTTGAAGCACTCTAGCACGACCCCAGATATTGGTAAACACCCCCCGTAAGTTCCGAGGATGTGGTGATAGTAGCACGCCAATGTGGTGTCCGCTGACCATGTCAATATAAATGACATCTGGTCGCGACCAAAAGCCCTGAATGTCATGTCAGTATTATTGACATTTCTCTCGGCGACACCTACATTAGGGGCGTACAGTGGAGAAATGAAGTGATAGACGACCAACTCTTATATAAGACAATTGGCTCGAAGGTACGAGAGTTGCGCGAGAACGCCACCGGTGGGCGGAAAACACAAGCCGAGCTGGCCGAGCTAGTCGGACTGGAGCGTACTTCGATAACGAACATTGAGAAGGGCGTGCAAAAAGTCCCTTTGCACGTTCTCTATCGAATTTGCAGTGTATTTGGTGTGCCTCCGAACGAAGTGTTGCCAGCTCTCGAGCAAGTGCAGCAACCAACGGTTGAGAGGCCAGCACTCGAGCAATTCGCCTTCGGCGAGCAACTCATCCAGACTACGCCGAAAGTTAAAGAGCTACTGCACGCCTTACTGAACGCACGAGGCAGCAATGACTAATTTCTCTGCTGAGGCAATCGAACAAATCGCACTGGAGACTCTGCGTTTCGCCGGCGCGGTTTCTGCACCTGTGGACTTAAACCGGGTGGTGTCTGCCTTCAATACGACGCTTCGGCATGAGGAGTTAGAGCCTCAGGTATCGGGCGCATTGATAGTCAAGGGGCGTGAGCGTCACCTTATCGTGAACGCGGGTCACCATCCCAATCGTCAGCGATTCACTATCGCGCACGAACTGGGCCACTTACGGCTCCATCATGGAGACGGTGACCGGGTATTCATAGATACCGAGATGCGTATCTATCAGAGAGTTGGTCAAGCAGGGGCCTATATGGCTCCCGGTTCGACGACGTCACCGCGCGAAGAGCGTGAGGCAAACAGGTTTGCCGCAGCGCTCCTAATGCCAGCGCCACTTCTCCAGCACGCAGCGCTCAAACGCAACCTTTGGGACGAGCTAGATGTTGCCTTGATGGCAAAGTTGTTTGCCGTCAGCGAGCAGGCTATGTCTATTCGTTTGTTGCAATTGCGACTCGTGGAGTCAGCCATCGACGACTTAATCCCAGAAGATAGCCCGTCCCCAGCGCCGTTGGATTATGGCTTTTACGATGACGGGTCGGGCGTATCAGTTGCCAAGGTGTGAAACAGGTTACGGATTTTTCGTTCGGCGAATGGCCCAACGCTTGCGTTGCATCTCTTAAGGGCTTTAATGGTCGCGCGGATTCACGACGATGCTGCTTGGCTGGTCGTGCTTAGCAGGCTGTACAACGTTGACCGCGACACACCAAAATGTCGGCTGATTTCGGTGACCGACATGTCTCGATTCCGCATCATCGCCAGCGCAGCTTTCCGCTGCTTCGCGTCCAGCGCCGGCGGCCGACCACCATGGCGGCCACGCGCACGGGCTGCCTCCAGGCCTGCCAAGGTGCGCTCGCGGATGAGTTCGCGCTCGAACTCGGCCAGCGCCCCGAACATGTGGAAGACGAGCTTTCCGGTGGGGCCGCTGGTGTCGATAGACTCCTTCACAGACTTGAGCGTCACGCCACGCTCATCGAGTTCGTTCACGATGCGGATGAGGTCCTGGAGATTCCGGCCCAGCCGGTCCAGTCTCCATGCGACGAGGGTGTCACCCTCGCGCAGCGCTCGCAGGCAGTGCACCAGTTCCGGCCGGTCGGCAGTCTTGCCGCTCGCCTTATCTTCGTAGATGTTAGTCGCCCCCGCTGCCAGTAGCGCATCGCGCTGAAGGTCGAGGGTCTGCTCGACAGTGCTCACGCGAGCGTATCCAATAATTGCCATGCTGCACCCTTTTCCGGTCGGTGATTGTTGATGAGAATGTTGAACATCTGGATGGGTATAACGCGGTGCATGGACCATGACGGCGGGAGGTATCCTGGAACTCGTCGTTTATTGGGCGATGAGCGGTGCCTGTTCTTTGTAGACGGGATGCCGGGGCGTGACCGTGGACTGACTCACAGCAATAGCCTCATCTTGCGAGTGCGCTGTTAGCACGAAGGATGAGTCCGTCGTGCACAGTCGGACTCAGATGTCGCCGGAGTACATGTGCCGGCACGTTTCATGAAACAGCACCCCCTCGCTGTGCGCCCAATGCCAGCCGGCATCCGACAAGAAAAGTCCACGCTCGGGTGGAGCTTCGGCATTGGCGGCGGCTTCCAGCACGCGGGCCGCTTCCAGTGCGTCGGGGTAGGACAGCAACACGCGCGAAGCAAGCCTGATGTTGCCTGCGGTATGTCGGAAAAGCTCCGCCCACCACCTGTTGGGCAACTCGATGCTGTCATAGTCGAATACGCCGGCGTGACTGCGGAAGACAGCGATTGCCGCAGTCGGCTTGAACCAGGGGACCGCGACCGGGTGGTGTTCCGGGCGAAGGGGCAGGGTTACCGGCAGGAGCGTGCCCGTAGGTAGCCAGCCGAGGAAGCACAGGTCTGCGCATGGCTGCGCGGTGTCGGGCGCCGAAGAAGGAAGCGAGACGCTTGTCATCTGTCGCCGGCAAGAATCGCTATCGGGGTGGGCAAGTAGCAACACCGGCGCGCCAAGGATAGTGGCCGGATAACCTGACAGCAGGTCGCGCATCAGGAGCGTCACCTTGGGGCGGAGCGCCGCCCGCGTTTCGCGCACCAGAGCTTCGGGCTCACCCGCCTTGGCGGTCACCAGCCAGTTTCGGAGCAGCTCAATGCTGCGTGGAATATCCTGAGCTGCGAAGGCTGCGCTCAGTGCCGCCTCAATCGTCTCTTTCATGTATCTGGGTTTCTCCAGTGGAGCGCTGTGCCATACGGCCGCCGCATGGGCGACCTGTACCGTTCCCCATCCTGTTCCGAAGGACCGGTCGGGTCAAATCTTCTGCTTAAAAAGTCAGCGCATTACTAAGAGTAGGACTACTATGCGTTCATTATGGCACGTGGTAGAAAATCGCCGCTTGACAAAAGGCCTATTTCAAATGAACAGCCGTTGCGAAAAGCGAAAATTCTATGAACAAATGCAGCCAGAATGGCATGACGCTGATACGCTTTTACGCGGGCCAACTAAAAACAACAACACAATGCACGAAAAGAACGTCGCTGTAGAAGGCCGCAAGCGGATTGACCTTCTGAAGACGATTGTCGACCGGGACCTCCTGCGGATGGCACCCGCCATGGCTGCTGCAAGGTGGGGCGCTCGCCGACCACTTGACGCCGCGCGACAAGGAGCAGCAATATCAGCGGTCCGAGCCAGCCTTTACGGTGGCCCGGTAGAACTGGACAGACGATGCCGTCAAAGGGAAGGCGCGCGTTTTGGCGAAATTGCGACTGGTTGCGGGCACCTCGGTGACGGGGGCGGGGCGGGAGAGTTTCAACCTCTCGGCAGAGAAGGCCTATGAGACAGCGAAGGGCAGCCAGCCCGAGCTGGAAGCGGTTGCCCGCGCGACCATCTATGCGATGCGCCTGGGCGGCGAAGGACCGACCATCAAGGAGCTGCTCGACGAGGCAAACCAGGATGAAGTTTCTCCTGAGAACCTTTGGCCGATGTGCTTGCCCGAACGGAACGCATCCGGGCCGGCTTCTATGCCCTCGGAATGCACCTGCACGCCGCGCTGCCCGACATGGAACTTGATGCGAAGGTGTTCGGCATCGTGATGTACCCGAAGAAGCTCCTGAAAGTCTGCCCAGCGCTCAAACCGTGCGCCCCTGTCCTCGAAGGGTTGACCTTCTGACAGCCGGCAAAGGACGGGTCTTGCTCGAGGCGTCCCAAAATCTCAAATTTTCGCCTCGCTATGCGGTGGCGAGCCGAACGAGTCGTTTGACAGTCAGAACCGAACGATGGGGGAACCTGCCACGCACGACATCATGCCGTGCGTGGCAGGCACTGTTCTGGTCGAGGCAATGGCTTGAGGAGTCGCAATCGAGGGCAAGTGGCTGCGTACTTGGCGTGGAGCGAACGGGGGCAGTAGCCGGCCACGTGCAGGTCCAGGCGAAAAAAGCCCGCACGTGGCGGGCCCGAGTTGACGTCATCTAATGACGACGCGAAGCAAAGTCTCATCGTGCAGCAGGATGTAGAGACGTTCCTCTTCCGCCGGTTCCTTCAGTCTGAAAGCGAGCTTCAGCGCACCTCGAGCCGCCGTTACCACATACGCGTCATAATCCAAGTCGCACGTCCATCCAGCTTGCTCGAGCCCTAACATCGCGCAGTGTGCGCCATGCACCTTGGCAAAAAGGGAATCCCACAAGAGGAGGGATGGGTCTTCTCTCGACAACGCGAGCAGTCTGCCCTCCTCATCCCGCTCTATTTCCATCCGCTCCCGCCGCTTCCCCGTCCAGGGGTCGAACAACCACACCACATGATGCTGCCTGCGCCAGGCGTCTGCCGAATCCGGCACCGGACCTCGCTCGCCTGAAAACGGGCAGAAAAGCATTTTCTCTCTGTCCATCTCGCCTCCTATGTGCCTCATGCAGGAACGGCTCCTGCAAAGGCGTATAGGCGCCACAGAGGGGGATGACGGCTTCCCGCAGAACCAATACCCGAAGGCCCGGACGACCGCACCAACGCCTGCAGCGCAACGACCCGTGCGAGGCAAGCCCCTGCGCTGTCTTTCTACTTGGCCAGGCGCATGTCGTTTTGCTGCGGGTTTTCCGCAAGGCTGCTCCAAGCCATACGGAAAACTTTCGTCACTCAAGCTTCGTCCGCCAGATGCGACAGCACGGCGCCGAGCAGCGCGGTTTCCGCAACTTCCCGCTGCTCCGCGGTTTCAGCCGTCTTCAACGCCAGTTCCGCGGCCTGTATTTCGTCGGTCGCTGGCAGGCGCCGCACCTGGGCGAGCCAGGCCGGATTCGTTCGATTTGTCATGGCTTCCTCTTTCGTTGGTAGCGTTCGCGCGCGGGGCTCGCCGGCTGTGACGTCTGTTTCGGTCCGTGTTCTGACGGGTCGGCGCATGTGCGCCATGAGCGGCAGACGCTGCGGGTGTGCCGGCCGGCGTGGTGGAGTGTTCGCCGGCAGCAAAGAGGCTCAGCAGGCCAAAAAAGATGGCAAGGAACACCGCAACCGACAGCAGGCCGCCGATGAGCGGCGAGAGCGCATCGAGCAGACCGGCGATGAGTTCGCCCACGCCGCGCAGGCAGCCGCCGAGCGCCTGTTTGACGCCACGGTACACCCGACGGTTCAGCGGCTCCTTTTCCGGATAGAACGGAACCCTCGGTTCCGGGTACTGGTAGACCTTCATCTTGCTGCTCAGTTGTAGTTCGTGCCGTACACGTTGCCGTGCACATCGATGACCGTGCCTTCAATCATCGGCAGGCCGGAGTGCGGGTTCACCTGCGGCAGCGTCATCACCGGCGCGCCTGGGTAGCTGGCGTCATCGCGGCCGGTATCGCGAGCGTCGCACCAGCGGCGGCGGTCACCACCCTGAGCGCGGTGTGCGGCAGCCGCTTCCTGGTCAGCCTTCGCCTGCGCGGCCGCTTCGGCTTCCGCATGCTGTTCGGCGGCTTCCTGACGGCGGTATTCGACCATCTGGAAGTCCTTGTACATCTTCAGGACCCGCTTGATGTTGACTTCCTCCGGGGTCAGCCCGAGGCGGTCGCAGAAGATTTGCGTCGCCGCGTAACGGCCGCGGTCGAGGTCCTTTTCCTTCGCGAGCTGACGGGCGATGGCCGAGGTCAGCTGGCGGTCGAGCAGCACGCCGAGCAGCACGTACGCGGGGAGTCCCCACAGGGCCTGGGCCCAGCTGAACACCAGGGCGGCGCCGACGTAGGCGAGCGCCGGCAGCACGAAGGTCGCGAGTTGGCGGGCGGCCTCGAAGCGCACCCGGCCGAGCGGGCGGCGCGGCACCGGCACGGTGCGCCAGTATGCGAGGTTCTGCTTCAACCCCATGAGGTCGTTGGCGAGGCGCAGCAGGTCATAGTCGACCACCGTGGTCAGAGGGTCAATCTTCGTGCGCGTGGTCTTTTGCTTTTCCATTTTCATGCTCTCTTCTACCGGCCCCGTGCACGAGCAACTATTGGCGGCCGGACTCGACGTGCACCTTGGTCGACGGATTGCTGCTGCTCACACCCTCACTGACGACTAGCGAGGGCACGGAAATACCACCGTAGCAGGCGTGATTGACCTGGTCAAAACAAAAATTCGGACTGCTTGACAAATGAAAATTTCACGATATATGTGGTGTTGTTTTTTGAGGCAAAAAGGGCCGGCGAACCATCCCGACTGCCAATGCAATTTCCCCGTCGGCCGCATGGGTGAGACGGCTCGGACCGGGCGAAGATGGGCGAGTCTCACTACGCTTCGCATAGCTCTTCAACCGTTGGCCGCGGTGGCCCCTCGGCTTCCCGCATCACCCATCCGCGAGGTGTCCAGCAGTACGGCGAAACAAGAATCTCGCCGGTGTCGAGGTTTGCCCACCCCCCGCCCGGAAACCGGCGAACGGCGGTGCCATGGGGCACCAGCGCCTGCAGCCACCGGGGGAGGGCTGCATGGCGCAGGGCTGCCTTGCCGCCTGCATCCAGCCCCCCGTAGCCGAACAGGCGAGCGGCTTTCGGAAGGCGCGTCATACAGTTGAACTTTGCGATGTAGTGGCCCCAGCGCTTGACCTGCCGGCAGCTTGCGGTCCAGGTCGCGCCCCACGGCCACCATTCCGCGAGCTTGTCCTTGTCGAGACGAAAGTCGCGGGGGAGCCACAACATCAGGTGATAGTGAAGCCGGCTGCCGCGCTCCAGCACCCAGGTGTAGGGCAGCGAATGGCTACGGCGTTTCAGGGCCTTGCGCACCCGTTCAAGGAAATCACTGATGTGGCCCGGAGAGAACTCGTAATCGTGTTCGTACGTCAGCGTCTGCGCGATAGCACGCAAGCCCATCACTCTGGCGTGTCGGCGCTGCTCCCGGATGACACTCGACATACGTTTCCGGGCCTTGGTTTTCCGCTTCTTTTCGGTCCGTGTCGCACTTGTTCCGGTCTTTCTGACAAGTTCAGAAGAGCGGGACGCCGGCGCTGCGGTGGCGCAATGACGGCGCGTAGCCGCCGGTGAAACAGTGGACATGGCACACCTACGTGCGTGTGTGCCGCTTCAGCCAGGTAGCTGCCCTCAATGCAAAAATATTTCCTCCGCGTGCTGAGATGCGGCGGATTCATGGATTCCGCGCTTCTATACTCCCCAGCGTGAGTGAGCATAGGAGCGCTTCGGCGCCCTCTCGCCCCGGTTGCCGCCGGGGCGATTGCTTGTGGGACTTGGAACTACAGTTCAGCGGAATTGGCGCGCGGCGACCTGCTCGGCCTTGGTCGGCCGGCCGCGGCGCCTGGCTGCGGGTGCAGCCGCAGGGGCAGGCTGCTGGCCAGAGGAAGATGGCTTGCTGGCCAGCCAGGCTTCGACGTCAGCCTCCCTGAACCGGAGGAGTCGCCCAAGTTTGATGCAGGGAGGCAAATCCCCGCCCTTCGAATGCCTGTTGTAGATGGTCTGCTCGGCGAGGCAGAGTTTCTCCGCAAGCGCCTTGGGGGTGAGAAGTTGGGGTTCCACGGTGTCACGTTTCCGGGCAAGCAATCACATGACTGCACGGAGTATATGTGTGGGCCGTGAGGATGATTTCGTGTTTTTACCGGACGTTCCTCGCCTTGCTGCGGACGGCGCTGGTCTTGCTGCAATTTTGCTGCAGTGACCGCGGTAAATCAGGTTAAACTGGAGTAACTCAGGGTAAGGTAAGTCCTTGATTTTACTGGGTCGAACCAGCAACCATACGCTTGAGCGACGCCCTCCGAAGGCAGGGGTTGCTGGTTCGATCCCAGCCGGGCGCGCCAAGCCTGATCAGGTTTTCAGCGGTTTTCCCCCATCGTCTTGCAGCACCGTTGCAGCTAAATTGCAGCCGGGATCGGCATCGGCTCGGCCGTCAGCGGCGCGACCCATTGCGCCAGATGATCGGCCGACAGGTGCGCGTACCGCTGCACCATTTCCATCGTTTCCCATCCGCCCAGTTCCTTCAACACCTGCAGCGGCGTGCCGCGCTGCACGTGCCAGCTCGCCCAGGTGTGGCGCAGGTCGTGCCAGCGGAAGTCGTGCAGGCCGGCGCGCTGCAGCGCCTTGGCCCAGGCGGCCGTGGCCGTCTGGTGAACCGGCTTGCCGCGATAGACGAACACGCTGTCCGTGCAGTCCGGCGCCCGCGGGGTCGCGCGCTGACGATGCAGCACGGCGATCGCGGTGTCCGACAGCGGCACCGTGATCGCCTTCCTGGCCTTGGCCTGATCGGGATGGATCCAGGCGACGCGCCGCGCGAGGTCGACCTGCGACCACTGCAGCCCGGTCACGTTGGCGCGGCGCAAGCCGGTCTCGAGACTGAAGCGCGCCATGTCGGCGAGGTGCGCGGGCAGTTCGGCGAGCAACCGCTCCGCCTCGGCCGGCGTCAGCCAGCGGATGCGTTTCGAGACGACCTTCGCGCGTTTGGTGACCGGCGCGCGCGCCAGCCATTCCCATTCGACGGCCGCGTTCAGGACGGCTTTCAGCACGCCGATCACGCGGCGCACGGTGGCGTCGCTGACGGGCCGGCCGGTCTCGACGACACCGTGGCGCGTGCGCACCGTGCGCGGCTCGCGACGCTTGGCGAGCGCAATCGCATCGACGCGGCTCCGGTCGATATCGGCCAGCGCGACGCCGGACAGGTGCCGGTCGAGCCAGCGCAGATGGATCTTCGACGTCTCCAGGCTCGCGAGGCCCGAGCGCTCGCCCACGTAACGGACGACCGCATCGTTCCACGAATGGCGCGGCTTCGTGCCGAGCCGCGCCTGGTTCCACAGGTCGACCTTCAGCCGGTCGTGGAATTCCTGGGCCTGCGCTTTGTCGCGGGTGCCAGTGCTTCCCTGTATCGGCGTTCCGCCGCCAGGGGGGTACAGCTTGTATTGCCAGTTCGGGCTGGTTGTTCGTTTGTAGAGCGACATGGGCGGGTTTCCTGTTGCTGTTGCCGATCGTCCTGCGCGGCGCTCGGGAGCCATTCCCCGGCGAGGTAGCGCTGCAGGGCCATGATGGAAAAGATCCAGCGCTTGCCGACCTTGCGGCCCGGCAGCATGCCGGCCCGGGCCTTCAGGCGCACCGTTTCGGGATGCGCGCCGAGCAGGGCCGCGGCGCCGGGCAAGTCGACGGTCGCCGCGTTCGCGTCGTCGGCAGGCCGTGCGCCGGGCTGGCACGCAGCGCAACTCGTGGAATGATGGATGGCGTGTGAAGTGCGCATAACACGTTGATATTCAAGAGATTTGATTGCCATCGGTTGCCATCATTCACGCGTGGCGGCCGCGCCGGACCCGTGGCGCGAAACGGCGGCATCGATCGCGACCGATGGCAGCGCGCGCCCGACTCGTGGTGTGCGATGGCGGCCGGTTGCTGCGGCTTCCGCGTCCTCTTTCTTCTTTTCTTTCAATACTTTGAAGAGAGAAGAAAAGGAGGCCGCCGCGGCCCGCGGGTCAGCCGGACTCATGGCAAAAGCGGTGTGACTCGTGGCGATTGCCGTGCAACGCAAGGCGGCAGTTCCCTCGACAATCAAGGACTTGCGAGCATCGACCGGCGAAATCCACGTCTCGCATGCGCTGCCTGCCGGCTCCCCGTCGCATCCGGAGCCCGCCAGCCGGGTTGCCGGGGCGCGGGTCATGCGCGGCCTCCTTGCAGCGCGTCGGTCGCCAGGTCCTCGCGAACCGACACGTGCAGGCCGAATGCGGCCAGGCGCTCGAGCGACACCGGCGTCAGATACGGCACGCGGCGCATGTAGATGCGGCGCTCGACCTCCTTCTCGCCGACCACGACACCGGCGTGCTTGAGCTGCGCCTTGAACACGCGGTCGGACTTCACGGGCAGGCCGTTCCATTTGTCGCGTAGCGCGCTCGTGTGCGCGAGGTGATCCATCACGTGCCCGGTGCGCAGCAGCAGGCAGAACTCGCCGTCGACGGTGTCGAACGTGTACGGATGCTTGTAGTTGCCGCCGTCGATTTCGGACAGCACCGTCTCCATGATCCAGACCCACGGTTCGCGGTCGGCGCTCGTTTCCGCGACGTGGCCGTTCATCTCGGCGATCAGGTCGCGCGGGAAATCGCCTTCGCTCGGGTCCATGCCGGCGAACTCGCACAGGTAGCGCCATGCGAGTCCGACCGCCGCGTAGTTGCCGGCCATGCGCCGCGCGCCGTCGTCCTCGCCGCTGGCGCGGCAGCCGGCGAGCGCCTTGTCGCGCAGCGTCGCGTATTGATCCAGCGCCGCACGCCGGTCGAGCCCGGTCAGGAAGTCGAGCCATTGCCGGACCGGGAAGCGCGGCAGGTCGTCGGGCAGCAGCGGCCCGCGCTTGCCGGTCAGCGTCGTGCGCACGAGCTTGCCGAGCAGGCTGCGCACCGGCACGTCCTCGCCGGCGAGCATCACGGGCGCGCACAGCAGGTATTCGGTCATGTCGGTGCCGCGCCGCGTCACCGTGTACTGGTAGTTCTCCTGCAGCAGCCCGACCGCCTTGTCGATCACGTCCTGCCGGCGGGCCGACAGCTCTTCCCAGCCGACCGGGTGGCTCGTGTGGCTGATGCTGGTCAGCAGCCGGAACTCGGTCTGCAGCGACTGCCCCGAGAACATCGTGAACGCGAGCGAGCGCTCGAGCCGCTTGATGAGCGTCGACTTGCCCGCGCCCTTGTTCGCCTGGATCGTGAGGTGCGGCCAGAAGCCGAGCAGCGCCTTCAGATGGCCGCCGAGCGCCCACACGAGCGGGATCGTCGCGGCGTTCTGCCGGAACGTCGTCTGGTAGGCCGAGATCACGCGGCGTGCATCGCTCACCGGGCCGCCCGGGAACGTCAGGTTGTGGTACGGGCACTGCTTGTCCGCTTCGGTGAAGTAGCAGTCGGGGCCTTCGTTGACGATCAGCCGGCCGTCGCGCCACGCGAGCCCGACGAAGTTCGCGGCGCGGCGCGCGCCCAGGTCGGCGCCGCGCTCCAGGATGTTCACCATCCGCTTGAACGGCGCAGGCGCCCAGATCGGGCCGAACTTGCCCCACTGGTCGACGTTGTGCAGCTGGTCGTCGAGCATCACGCGGCGGATCAGCTGCGCGCCGTGCCGCGGCGCCTGCACCGACACCGCAAAGTAGACGGTGGGCGCCTGGTCGGCGTCGCCCGTCATCGTCGAGGTGGCGCTCGCGACGGCCACGCGGCTGATGCCGGCGATGCGAAAGCCGCACAGATCCGTCGTCACGGGCGTGTCGACGCCCGATTCCTCGTTGCGATCCATCTTGGTGATGTAGCTCGTGAAATCCGGCCGCACGCGAAACCGCCAGTACTGCGCGAAGTCGTGCGGCGGCAGGAAGATGCGCGGCCGGCCGCGGCGCGACGCGTCGCCGGGCAGGCCCGCGACCAGCCAGGGTTCGAGCTGGTCGAGCGCGCGCGCCAGGCCGGCCGGGCCGCGCAGTTGCAGGTAGTCGTTCACGTCGTTGATCGGCGTGCGTGCGGCGTCGCCGTCCGCCAGATCCGCGAGCCAGTCCGACTGGTCGACCAGCACGGCGCTGATGTCGAGTGCCGTCAGCCGTTCGTGGAGAGCCCACGCGGCCTCCGGGCCGGGGCGCTGCCCGGCGCGCGGGTGGCCGTCCGCGAACGGCTCGTCGTTGTCCAGGCAGATCGTGACCTGCTTGCCGCGCAGGAACGTGAAGTCGATGCGCTCGACGTTCGCCAGGCCGCGCAGCGCGAGCGCGGCCGTGCCGGGCAGCGCGCAGGTGTCGATCGACAGCGCGTTGATCGCGCTCTCGACGACGACCACGCGCTTCGCGCGGTCGAGCCGGCGCGCGTCGGCGGTCCACGCGTAGCCGGCCTTGTCGCCCTGGGTCTGCGTCTTGACGTCACCGTTGAGGGCGGGATCGACGTAGCGCATGTCGACGGCGACGACGCGTGCGTCTCCTGTTGCGCGCACGATGAAGGCGGCCGCAGGGCCGCCGTGGCCGACTTCGCCGGCGGCGATCTTCGGGCTCGTCCACGAATTGAAGCCGAGGGTGCGCGCGGCAAGTGCCGCGTCGATCGCCGCGGCGGCAATGCCGCGGCCGCCGAGGTAGTCGCGCACGCGCTCGCGCTCGGCCGCGCACCGGTCGGCGATGTACTCGACGGTCGATTTCTCGCGACGCTCCGCCGGTGCCGGCCGCTCGGACGGGAGGCCGTACGTGTCGTGGAGATAGCGGACGGCGTCGGCGACGGTGCCGCCGCGCGCGTGGATCACCAGGTCGATGCAGGATCCGCCGGCATCGGCGCTGTGGTCGCGCCAGCCGGTGCCGTACTTCGGGTGGTTCGCATAGATCGACAGCGACGGGCTGCGGTCCGCGTGCTGCGGCGAGTGGTAGAGCGCGCGGTCGCCGCCGCGGCCGCGCTTCAGGCCGAGACGGCCCGCCAGGTCGTGCAGGTCGATGTGTCGTTTCAGTTCGTCGATCGAAGCCATCGTCGTCATTGCTGCCGTTCGGGTTGCGGTTGTGCGGGGTGCGCGGGATTGCCCGTCGTGGCCGGTGACGCGGCGAGCGCGCGCAGCGCGGCGGCGGATTGCGGGAAGCCGAGCGCGAGGCGATCGGCGAGCGCCGACACGAAGCGGCCGAGCGTGTGCTGACGCGTGACGCTGCCGGGCGCGTGATCGAAGCACAGCGTGTCGGCGGCCGCCGCGATCGCGGCCCGGAGCGCAACGTCATGCGGTGCGGGTTCGGCGTGGCGGTTCATGCCGGGTGCCTCCGGGCCGCGGCCCGCGCGGTTCGAGATCATGAGGAATCCTTTCAATGGCAAAAGCGATCCCTCGCGCCGTACAGGCACGATGCGAGGGAAGCGGAAGAGGGTGACCGGTTAGGGCGTCAGACGGGCAGCTCGAGCTGCGCGGCGAGGCGTTCGCGCACGTGCGGCGAGAGCGGCAACTGCAACGACAGGTTCGGGATCGCAGACGGCGACAGCGTGCGCGCGAATTCCATGTTGACGACGTACGTGTGGCCGCACTCCGGATTCGAGCACTGGAACGTGATTTCGCGGAAGGTCAGCGACATTTCACGGCTGCTGCGTGCGGTGGCGCGCGTGCGGCAGTGCGGGCAGCGGTTCAGGATGCGCATGAGGGCTCACTCCGGGCGGGGGACCGCGCACGGCCGGTCCGGTCGCGGGGCGTGCGGCCGGCCAGGCTGCAGCGTTGGCCGGACGGCGGATGGATGCGGGCGCTCGCGCAGCTCACAATCGACGCTGCGGGCGCGGACGGTCGGGTGCATTCGAAAGCAGCGGACATGAAGGCGTTCCGGCTCAGTGGCGCGCGCCGCGGGAGCGGGGTGCCGCGATCGCGCGCAGATGGCTGGCGCCGATGCGGATCAGTTCGCGCGCCATGCTCGAGATCGAGCGGTTGCGCTGCGCCGCGAGCTGCTCGAGCTCGCCGCGCTCGACGGGCGTCAGCCCCACGTAGACGGGCTTGTCCGACATCGTGCCGCGCGGCGAACGGCGTGGGCCTTTGGAAGTGGTCATGGTCGGTATACTTTGCGGAGTTAGTCTTGCGTTACGGTGAGGCTAGTCTAATGAGCAAAAAACAGCGCGTCAATTGTTAATGGGTAATTTATGACACAAATCGGGAGTCGCTTGCGGGACGAGCGCTTGCGGATCGGGCTCAGCCAGGACGAGTTTGCGACCGTGGGCGGTGTCGCGAGACGCTCGCAATCGGCGTACGAGTCGGATGAGCGCGCTCCCGACGCGACCTATCTGCTGGCCGTCCGCGCGATCGGCGTCGATATCGGTTACGTGCTGACCGGCGAGCGGCTCGTTGCCGGCGAGGCGGCGACGGAGGCGGGCACCCGTGACGCGGACGAAGCCGACGTGCTCGCGATGTACCGGCAGCTCAACGACGCCGGCAAGGCATCGCTGCACGCGTTCCTCGCGAGCTGCATCAGCACGGGCGCGATGGTGCAGGCCGCGGCGCCACGGCGTGCGAAGCGCGTGCCGGAGAAGCGCCGCGCGGCGCTCGATCAGCGCACGGCGGAAAACGTCGATCGTGCGATGGCCGAAATCGAACGGCTGAAGGCCGAACGCGCGACGAAGCAACCGAAGAAGTAACGCGGCGGCGTGGCGACGCCCCGCAACGCCATCAGGCACGCGTGCACGCGGCGCGACACGCGCGGCCGGCCCCTACCCGATTCAATCCGTTGCATGTACGACGGCAGCGGCGATCCATCTCCCCGTTTCTCGATGCCGCGGCGGCGCCCTCGGCGCACCGCGCAAGGGCATCGGATAAAATCGGACGAAACACTGTATATCCATACAGTATTGGTTTAGCATTCTGAAAGCCGGTGAGCTGGCGGCGGGGCGTTCCGAGGCGCGTCGTCGTGTCAGGCGGCCCCCGGTTGATGACTGAGTTTGCGGAGACCGGAAAAATGGACACCAACAGGAAGCACGACAACGGGACGATCGGCGCGTCGGCGCATGCCGACCATCGCGCGGACGCGCGTGGATTGACGATGGGCCCGCCGCGATATCGTTCGGACCTGACCGACGACGAGCGGGCCGACGCGCACGCCGCGATCGACAACGCGATGCTGTCGGTCGGGCAGGTGCTCGAGGCCGCGCTGCAGGCGATGGCCAATCTGCGCGATGCGCGTGCCACCTTGCAGCAATGCGGCGACGCGCGCGACGTGCGCATGACACTCGGCGGGCGTCAGCAATCGAGCTGAACCGCGACCACCCCTGATCCTCGCAGGCCGGCATTCGCTCCGGCCGCCGCAGCGAATCCGAGCCGCGCCTCCCGCGCGTTGCCTTGCCTCCCATCCCGCCGAAATCCCGAATGCGCCGCCGCGATCGACGACGTGCGATCGCGCATGGCGGCCGTTCCGCCGCCGGCCCGCCGGTCAGCGCTTGCCGGAGCGGGACTTTTTCTTCGGCGCGTCGCGCACTTCGAGTTCGAGCGCGGTCGTGAACCCGCCTTCGCCGATCGTATGCGTCGCTTTCTTCACCAGCCACGGTGTGTTGTCGATGTCCGGCTTGAACCCCGTCACGGTGACGGGCATCTCGGGAAACAGCTCGGGCCGGCCGAGCGCGAGCGTATAGCTCAGCGTCGACTGGCCGCGCTGCGTGCGCGCATAGTCGGCCTGCGCGGCCGCGCGGGCCTCGGCCTCGGTCGCGTAATCCTCGGGCAGTACCTTGGCGTTCTTGCCTTTGGCATCGCCGACGACCACCGACAGTCGCTTGGCGCTGCCGTTCGAGTGATAGTGCGCGCGCACCGACGTGTAGCTGTCGCGCTGCGCGACGTGATAGCGATGCTGGTCGCCGCTCGCGCGCGTGATCGCCAGCACGTCGAGCGATTTGCCGCTGGCCGTCTTGCCGCTGCCGATCGGCGTGAACAGCAGGTGCTTGTCCTTCACCGTCATCACCGCGTCGTAACGCCTGGCGAGGCGCGTCAGGAACGACATGTCGGACTCCTGCGTCTGGTCCACATGGTCGATCCGCGTCGCGGCGAGGGTCGCGTCGACGGCGGCCGTGAGCCCATAGCGTGCGGCGATGGTTCGCACGATTGCGCCGATCGTCTGCCGGTGCCAGCTTTTTTCGCGGCGTTCGTGCATGTCGTTCGTCATCGATGCCGAGCGTGCGCGGATCGTGATGACGTCCGGTGCGCCGCTGTGCTCGACTTCGTCGACCGTGAACGCGCCCTTGTCGACGAGCGGTTCGCCGACCCATCCGATCGACAGCTTGATGCTGGCGCCGCGATTCGGAATCGCGAACGCGCCCTGTGCATCGTCGAGCACCAGGTCGAGCATGTCGGCCTCGTCCGCGCGCGATTCCGACAGCGACAGGCTGATGAGGTTGGGCGCGATCAGGCGCGACAGGTCGCGGCCGTCGAGCGTGATGCGATAGTCGGCCTGCGGCTGCACGCGGCCCGCGCGGGCCTGCGCGTCGCCCGGCTTGCGTTCCTGCGTGCTCATTGCTCGGCTGCTCCGCTTTCGTCGTCCTGCTGCGCTTCGGCGAGCACGCCGTCGTCGACGCGCTTCAGCGTCAGCGTGAACGCGATCTTGCGCGGAATGCCTTCCTTCGTGTGATACGTGGCCGTTTCGTTGAGGCTGTCGATGACGTATGCGCCGTACACGTTGCCGTTGCCGTCGACGAGCACGTACGCGTCGCCGGCGTCGCCCATGCGGGCGAGCGCGTCGATCGACGCGATCTCGCCGATGCCGTTGTCGGGCGCGACGATGCCGGTGAGCGTGATCGTATCGTCGCCGGCGCCGGTGAACTGGCTCGCGTCGCGCACGCCGATGCGCGAGCTGGTGCGGTGCTTCCAGTTGCGCTGGCGCTGAAGCTCCTGGTAAGGCGTGGTCGCCAGGCTGAAAACGAACTGGTCGAGCGACATCATCATGGGCGGGTTTCCTTCAACGAACGATCAATCGGACAGGCGCGAGCCGGCGCGCGACGCCTTCGCGCGTTCGGCGCGTTCGAGCTCGGCGCGCACCATGCGCGCGATCTCGGCCGCATCGGCGCCCGGCGGCGGCGCGATGTTGATGGTGACGGGGCCGGCCGCGGGGGCGGCGCTGCTGGCAGCGGCGGCCGGCGCCGTGAGCGGCGGGCGGTAGTCGAGCGACACGCTGTAGCGCGCGAGCGGGGCGGCAGCGGCGATCGCCGGGCTCGCGGCGAACGCGGGCGGGCCGACCAGCGCGGCGGTGGTCGTGAGCGCGGCGGCGGTGCGGGTCATGAGCGACGGGGCGCCGGCGGCTGCGCCTGCCGTGCCGTCGTCGGGCGTGGTCGAAGCCTGCATGCCGAGTTTTTCCTTGACCCAGCCGAGCATCGAACTGCCCAGGCCGCCGACCGTCTCCTTCAGCGCGGCGAAGCGGCTCTTGATGCCATCGACGAGCCCCGACACCAGGCTGGCGCCGATTTCCTGGAAGCGCGTGCCGAGGTCGCCGAACCAGTCGCCGATGCCGCCGAGCGCGGTCTTCACCCACTCGACGGTGGCGTCCCATTTTGCGGTGATCCAGTTGCTGGCCGCGCCGAACGCGTCCTTGATGGTTTCCCACAGCGCGAGGAACTTCGGGCCGAGCGTGTCCCAGTTCTGCCAGACGTAGAGGGCGGCCATGGCGATCAGCGTGATCACGGCCAGCAGCGGGTTCGCCATCGCCAGCCGGCCGAGCAGCATGAATGCCTGCCCGACGAGCCTTAGCGCGCCGACCATCGACGTCGCGAAGCGGAGCACGTTCACCGACCCGAGCACGTTGCCGAAGACGCTTGCCAGCGTGCCGGCAACGGTGAGGACGCCGCTCAGCCCTGCGAAGGCCGTGACGAGGATGCGGGTGGCCGTGCCGTGTTCGCGCACGAACTTCACGATCTTCCCGAGCACGGTGGCCGTGACGTCCAGCGCCGCGTTGTACATCGGCGTGATCTTCTCGCCGATCTCGAGCTTCAGGTCGCGCAACTGCGCGAGCACGGCGAGCTCGCGGCCCGCGGTCGAATCCGCGGCCTTCGCCCGCATTCCGGTGATGCCGTCGGCGGCGGCGCTTTGCCGCTCGGTGTCGTGGATCTGCTCGCGCTGGTCGTACATCGTCGTGAGCAGGTTACCCGCGGCCTTGTCGGGAAACAGTTTCGCCAGCTCGGCCTTTACCTTGTCGGGGCGCGTGATCCCCTTGGCGGCCAGCTTCGGCAGCAGCACCTTTTCGAGCCACTCGAACGGGGACGCCTGCAGCATGTCGCTGCCTGCCAGCGCGCCCGGCTTGAGCCCGCCGATCGCACCGTTCTTCCGGTGCGTGAGCCCTTTCGGATCGACCAGGCCGAGTGCCGCCAGCCGTTGCGCGGCGAGCGCGGTCGCCTTGCCCTCGAGCGCGCTGCCGGACAGCGCGGCCAGGCCTGCGCCGGCCGACTTGCCGCCAAGCTTCTCGATGAGCGGCTGCATCTGGTAATAGAACGCGTCCGTGCGCAACTTCTTCGCCGCGTTACCGCCCGATTCGGCGAAGTTGTTCCACTCGTCGCCGCTGACCTTGCCGCCGGTCGCCGTCTGCATCTTCTGCACGATGTTCGCTTCGGCGCCGAACGCCGCTTCGCTCTTCGTGCCGCCGCGCAGGTCGATCACCTTCAGCATGCTCATGAACTTGTCGACGTTCGCTTTCGCGTCGTCCTTGCCGTACAGCGCCTCGTTCGCAAATTTCATCGAGGACATGAGCGGCAGCGCGACCCGCGCATGCTGTTCGTCGCCGCCGAGCGCGGTCAGCGATTCGCGCATCAGCGCCAGGTTGTCGACGGTCGACTGCCCCCGGGCCTGCTGCGCGCGCGCGAACTTCACGGCGTCGGCCGATGCGCCTTGCGCACGCATGCGCAGCGTTTCGCTTTCGGCCTGCTTCGCGGCGTCGAGCGGATCGGACAGCATGCCGAGCATGTTCTTGCCGACGCTTTTGACCGACTCGCCGCGCTTCGCCCACTTCTCGCCGATGCCGCTCAGCGCGTCGATCTTCGCGCGCCTGGCTTCGGCGCGCTTGCGGCGCGCGTCGTCGAACGCGTCCGTGTCGGCCGTCATCTTCGACCTGCGTCGCGCGCTGTTCGTGGCCAGCGCGAATTCGTGCTGGTCGAGATGGCGCGTGTCGATGCCCGCGCCGACGAGCTGGGTGCGCAGTTCGCGGATGCGCGAGACCTGCCTGCCTTGCGTGGCCGTCAGATCCGTGGCGGTGCGTTGTACCCTGGCGAAGTCGTCGATCATCTGGCGCGACGGTGGACCGAACTCGCGCAGCGACACGCGCAGCTCCCCGGCGCGCATCTTCGCCGCCTTGAGGTCGGTCGCCGTTCGCGCCACACCGCTGCGCAGGTCGCGAAACTCGCTGATGCGCTTCTGCGTCTTCGCCATGTCGTCCAGCTCGCGGCGGGTGGCCCGCAGCGAATCGGCCAGCCCCCGGTTGCCGGTCAGCATCATTTGCAGGGGCTTCGTCATGTTGTCGACCATGTCGAACATGACGCGCAGTTTCGTGGTGTTGTCCATCGTCGATCGTTTCGCTCATTGGGCGCCGGCACGCACTCGCGCGCGCTCGCGCCAGTCCATCAGCTCGGCCAGGCTGAAGGCGTCCATCACGGGCGGTGTCCAGCCGAACACCGTCGCGATGTCCGCCATCGGGTCTTCTATGCGGTCTGGGAGGCCAGTCGGGATTTCACGGCCTTCGGCATCAAAAAACCGGCGAAGATGCCTCCCAGTTGCACGAGGTCTGCCGGGTCGATGTTGGCGACGTCGGCTTCGGTCAGCATCGGCGAGCTGATGCGCGGCAGCACCTTCGACAGTGCAGCCACGTCGAGGCTGACGAGGTCGGACAGCGACACGCCGCGCAGTTCGCCCGATTTCGGCTTGCGCAGCGAGATCGACGTGATCGTCTGGTTGCCGCGCACGAGCGGCGTATCGAGCGTGTGGGTGGCCGGATCGTCCTGTTCGGGCGTCGCGGTGGCGGCCACGGCGGGCGCATCGGCCTGCAGGTCGTTCGCGGCGGCGTCGGGTTGCATCGGATTCATGGTGGTCCTGTGTGTGATCTGTCGGGGGGAGGGCGCGGGCCGGCCCGGCCGGCGTAACCGGCCGGGCGGCGGATTACAGCCCGATCGCGTTGCGCAGCGCCGCGAACAGGTCGTTGCCGTTGACCTTCTCGATCATGTTGACGAAGTCGATCTCGATCACGTCCTGGCCGTTCACGGACAGCTTGTAGTAGCTGGCGACCGTCGTGACCTTGAACGCGGTGTCTTCCTTCGACTTCGCGGTGCCCGGGTCGATTTCGCTATGGCGGCCGCGGATCACGATCTCGATCGCGTCGACCTGGGTCGAATCCTCGGATTGATAGCCGCCGGCGAAGCGCAGCAGCACGCCGTCGTGCTTCGTGATCGCGTATTGACCGAGCACGGAGCGCATGAAGCCGCCGCAGGTCCATTCGAGCTGGATCCCTTCCTGCCCGAAGTCGATCTTGATCGGACCGCTCATGCCGCCGCCCTGGTAGTCCTCCATCTTGCGCGTGAGCTTCGGCAGCGTGACTTCGACAACCTGGCCGACGAAGTTCTCGCCGTTCTGGAACAGGTTGAATCCCTTGAGTTTGCGAGGCATACCCATCGTGTTTGACTCCTGGTGAGGCCGGTCGTTACGCGCTCACGCGCGCGGCGAAATCGGCGAGATAACGGTCGGTGATGCGCTGGCGCAGCATCAGGTTTTCGAGCGGCGGAACCGGCGTGTATTCGTAGTCGAGATACGCCTTGCCGGACTTCAGCACGTCCGTCGTGTTCGGCTCCGGGTCGTACCAGGCCGAGCCGCCGATCAGGTAGCCCTGCGAGATCCATTCGCGGAACTTGGCGTTGATCGTTTCGATGATGTCGCGCGGCAGCGACGGGTTGAGCGGGCCGTCGATGATGGCCATCTGCGCTTCGGCGATCGAATCGGCGATGACCTGCGCGGTGCGCGTGTAGTTCTCGAACGCGAACAGCGGATCGTCCGAGCACGTGCGCGAACCCCAGAAGCGGAAACCGTTGCGGTTCACGAGCGTCGTCACGTCCTGCTCGTTCAGGAAGCCCGCGTCCGTCGCCGGATCCTGAAGGTCCCACGACACGTCGGCGCTGATGCCGGTGACGCCGTTCACGCCGACGTTCGACAGCGTCTTGTGCCAGCCCGTGTCGTTGTCGATCTTCGCGCGCAGGCCGGCCGCATACGCGGTGGCCGGCACGACGACGGTCTTGTTGGTCGCGTCGTCCCACGCGAGGAAGTCCGGCCAGACCACCATCAGCTCGCGCTGGCTGAACTGCTTGCGATAGGCGACGGCTTCCTCCTTCGTCTTGGCGCCGTTGGCCGAGACATACGCGAACGCGCGCAGCGATTGCGCGATCGACGCCAGTGCGGCGGCGACGGGTTGCGTGTCGAGGCCCGGCGTCGCGAGGATGCGCGGCTTCACGCCGAAGCGCGCCTGCGCGCCGAGCAGCGCCTTCATCCCGGTGTACTTGCCGTCGGCGGTGACGGCGCCGATCACGTTGGTCGTCGTTTCCGCGGCGTCCTTGCCTTCGGCGACGCGCACGACGATCGTGACGGGCTTGGTCTGCCGGCCGATCGCGTCGAGGGTGCGGCGCAGCGTGCCTTTGGTGCCGGCCTTGCCGAGTGCGGCAACGACGTTGGTCAGAAGAACCGGCGTGTCGAGCGGGAATGCGGTGGCGTCGGCGTCGGACGCCGTGCAGACGATGCCGACGACAGCCGTCGACACGGTGCGGATCGGGCGCGAGCCCTCGTTGATTTCGATGACGCGTACGCCGTGGTGATAATCCTGCGGCATGGTGTGTGGCTCCTGTGTGTGCAGATGAAAGAGAACGGGAGGAATCCCGTGCGGATCAGGCCGCGGGGTCCGCGACCGGAGCTGCAGGTGCGCTTGGCTCGTCCGGCTGGGGCTTCGGCTCCGGCGTCGGCGTCGGCTCCGGTTTCGGCTCGGGCTTCGGCTCGGGCTTCGGCTCGGGCTTCGGCTCGGGCGTCGGCTCTGGCGTCGGCTCCGGCTCCGGCTCCGGTTTCGGCTCCGGTTTCGGCTCGGGCTGCGGAGGCGGTACGTACGGCGAGGGCGTTGCCGGCCACGTCACCGCATCGGGGAACGTGTCGGCCTGGATGACCGAAACGAGCGCCATCTGGTAGGCCGACCAGGCTTTGAAGTAGTAGATGCCTTCGTCGTCGAGCAGGCCTGCCGCGTAGGCATCGGCCTTGCCGGCGTTGGCCTTGCGCGCGGCGTCCAGCCGGCGCTCGAACTCGGCCATCGCGGCGTCGCGTTTCTCGCGCTCGAGCAGCGCGGCGGGGATGACCCACGCGCCGTTGATCCACGCATGGCGAGGCGACGGCTGCGCTTCGGTCGTCAGGCCGAGCTCGTCGGGCGTCTTGCCGGCGGTCGCGATTTCGACGGCTTCACCGGTGTCGGTGCGATAGCAGATCCGGCCGCGGAAGTCAGGCCGCAGCGCCCACGCGCCGTCGCGGTAGAACGGCCAGGTCGTCGGCGTGCGCGCCGGCGGCTCGTCGAACGTGGCCCATGACGGAACGAGCCAGCGTTCGGCGTTGCGCGGATCGGCGTCGGGCTGGCTGCTGCTCAGGTATTCGCCGGTCTGTGAGTTGTAGTGGTGAATCAACATAGGTTGAAGTCCGAGAGTTAGTAAGCGCGGATCATCGCGAGCAGCGCGATATTGCGCGGCCGTGCTTCGTTCCCGCCGTCCGCGTTGACGGTGATGGCGTGGCTGTGATTGCCGGCGCCGCCGATGCCGACGTTGTGGCCGTGATTGCCGGCGCCTTCCGTGTTGAATTCGTGGCTGTGACCGCCAGCCGGACTCGTCATCCCCCACACGTTGTCGCCGTCGCTGCTGCCGGAGCCCGTGTTGTTGGCCGCGCCCCAGGTTCCCCATGGCGGGCGGTAGACGGAGACGCTTTCGCCCCACGGCGACACGTGCTGGTGATCGCCCACGCCGGCGGTCCAGCCGTGGTGGCCGTGCCAGCCCTGTGCATCGGTCCATGCGGAGTGCGCGTGGTCGCCGACCGCGGCCGCGCTCGCACCGTGCGCATGCGATCGGTTCTGGGGGGCCTGATACGTACCGATGGCGCGTTGCGGGTCGATGTCGTCGCGGCCGTCGGCCCAGCAGCGGATGAATTCGCCGCGCAGTTCCGGAAGGCGGAACGTCGTCGAGCCGTCGCCGGTGGAGAAGCAGCCCCAGCGCTCGTTGCGCCATTCGTCGTCCGAGACGAGCGTGCCGCTGGCCTCCGCATACGCCCACAGGGCCGGATAGTCCGCACGATTGACGAGGGTGCCGTTGGCTTTCAGGAAGCCGGCGCGCGGCAGCGTGCGCGGCTCGAATACGATCTGGCCGACCGTCGCCTTCGAGAGGGCGGCCAGCACCCATTCGGTCGTGGCGAGCGAGGTCGAGCGGTCGCCTGCCGCGGGTGTCGGGCCCTTCACGGGCGTCTGGAAGGTCGTTCCGCCCGGCGTGAACGAAACCTGCGGAATGCCGTTGCACGTGACGCCGAACGAACCGTCGTTGATGTGGTACAGGCCGGTGTCCGGCGCGCCGTCGTTGATGAAGGTGAGCGACGGTGCCTGCGCACTGCCTTCGGACAGGTAGATCCGTTTGCCCGGATCGAACCAGAGATCGCCCGACATCGTGCCGCCCTTCGTGCGATCGAGCGGCGTCAGGTTGCCCGAGTGCCATACCGGATTGCCGTTGATGCGGAAGGTGTGATCGTCCAGGATGTACTGGAACGAGTCTGCTTGACCCCACCAGCCGACCGAATGGGCGTTGGCGTAGAAGTGACCGTCGACCGGCCCCAGCCGGATGTGCCCTTCGTTCGTATTCCTGCCAATGGCGAGATCGCCGCCGATGTTCGTCAAGGCCCCGCTGTCGCTGATGCGGACGATCCCGTCGGCGAGCGACCACGCGAACGGGCGGAAATCGTTCCACTGACCTTCCGGATTGCCCTTGTTCGTCGACAGCAGGTACACGTTCGTGCCGTCGTTGCGCAGGAAGGCGCCGTAGTCGTTGGAGATCGCACGGAAATGGGCGCCGTTCACGTCCATTTCGCGTGTGGTCAACCCGCCCTTGAAGGCTGCGTTTCCGCCGACTTGGAGCGCGTTCTTGCCGTCGTCGCCGACATCGCCGACGGTCAGACGCTTCGCGACCGAAAACGTCTGGGTGCCGCGGTCGACGCGGAACGCGGAGAACTGCGTGGCGCCGTCGTCCGCAAACGCGTTCAGTCCGAAGTTGTTGCCGCCGTTGCCGCCCGTTGCGACGCCATCGCGCTTGAACAGCGACCAGCGGATCTTGCCGCCGTCGGTAAAGAACAGCGTGGAGAAGTTGCCGGCACCGCCGTCGATCGACGCCGCCTTCGCATAGCTCGTGCCTTCGGCCGCAATATCGCCGCCGACCCGCAGGCGCGAATTCCCGTCGTCGTTCCTGACGTCGCCCACCAGCACGCGGCCGCCGTAGGCGATGCGCAGGGCGCGCGCCTGGTTCGCGTCGACCTGGTTATCGTTGCCGGTACGGTTGAGCCACAGGTCCACGTACTCGCGGCCCCAGGCGCCGTTGTCGAAGCCGGAGCGGATCGTGGCGATCAGGCGCGTCCCGGTATCGGCGTGGTTGCCGCCGAACGTGCCATGCAGGCGCACACGGCTTTCGCGGCCGTTCTTGCCCGACGGAGGGCGAACCAACACATGCGCGGTTTCCGGACCCGCATCGAAATCGGTGATGACCGGGCCGGTGAATGTCGCGCCGTTCAACGCCGCGTATCGTGTCGCGGCCGTCTTCGGCGTGACTGCGCGCGTGTCGTCGCTGCCCGCGTTCACTTCCGCCTGCGTCGCCAGCTCGACCACGCCTTGCCGCTCGGTGGTCGCCGGCGGATTGAGGAACGATGCGTCGCCGAACACGAGTTTCGTTGCGTCGATCGCCGTGAACTGCATGTCGGACGACAGCAGCAGCAACGCGGCCGGCGACTTCTCCATGATCGGCGTCGCCTGGCCATACGCGGCCAGCAGCACGCCGTTCTCGAGATAGAGGCCGAACCCGTAGAGCGAGTACTGGTCCGCGGAGTCGTCCTTCAACGTCGTGTGGATCGTGTCCGGCGCGACGTTGGCGCCGCCGAAGGACTTGATCCGCTTGAGCTCGTTCGGCAGCTTCGTGAGCCCCTTGTCGGCGACGAACGGCGCGTTCGCCAGGCCGATTTCCACGACCTGGTGGGCATTCGTGCCGCCGTTGCCGGCGGCGACGAGCGCGGCACGGCCGGCGTCGGTGATGATGATCTGGGTTGCCATGTGCGATCAGTAGTCGGTGAGGTTCAGGCGGCGATAGGCCGCCACGCGCGCGGCAGCGCCGACCGGTTGTCGGCACCGCATCTCGAAGCCCTGCGTGAACGTGTAGTGCGCCCGGACCGGCTTGGTCCGGTCGATTTCCGCGAGGATGTCGGCAACGTACGCGGCGGTCGGCGGCTCGCCTTCCTGTGCGCTGACCGTCATCACGAGGTCGAACGTGCCGGGCGGGCCCGGCGGGCGCTGCTCGAACCATTCGCGCAGGACGATGTTTCCGCCGAAGGTCGCGACGACTTCGCGCACCGAAGCCGCGGTGCCCTTGCGGCGGGCGATCGGAATCGCCTGGCCGACGCGGGCACGCTTCACGTACTCGGGCCAGTAGTCCTTCCACGCATCGACGCCGAGGTGCCAGGCGAGCCACGGCAGCAGGTCGGACCGGATCGCGTCCGGACTCGTTAGCGTCGCGAGCGGCGTCGGCACGTCGTCGATCCGGGCGTTCGTCGCGGCGAGCCGGCGCTCGAGCCGCGTCGCGTTCGGCGGCAGGATGTCAATCATTGCTGTACACCCCGCCATCGATCAGTTCGATCCCGGTGCAGTAGGGCGCCTGCTGCTTGCTCGCGGGCAGGCCGGCGAGCGGGCTTTCGAGGATCACCTTCTGCACGCCGGCCGCGCGGGCGGCCGCGTAGATCCCGTCGAGCGTGACTTCCATCCCGAGGCGGTGCATCGATTCGGTGTATTGCTTCATCGCGCGGTTGGCTTGCGCGAGCGCCACCGCGCGGTCCGGACCGGCGAAGAACACCAGCCGCGCGCGGACCTGGTAGCGCAGGATTTCGGCGCCGCGCACCGTGACCTTGTCGGTCAGCGGCCGCACGTCGTCGGCCTGCAGCGCCGACGCCACGGCGTCGATCAACGCAGGAGCCGCCGTGCCGTCGCCATCGCGCGCCAGCACCGTGACGAGGACTTCGCACGGGGCCGGGCTGATCGCCGAGGCGTCGAGCACACGGCCGTCCGCATTGCGCGCGTGCGAGACATACGCGCCTTCGGGGCCGGCAACGGAGAAGCTCTGCGGTGCGAGCTGCGTGCGGGCGCGCAGGTCGGTGTCGCTTTCCATCACCGCTGCGAGATCGTGTTCCGGATCGGCGGGCGAGATCGTCAGGCGCCGGATGCCGAACAGCGCCGCGAGGTGGTCGAGGTCCGTGCCGATCGCATACGCGAGCATCACCGCACGCGCGGCGTCGTTCACGCGCTGCCGCAGCACGATCTCGCGATACGCGCTTTCCTGCAGGAGCTTGACGAGCGGCTCCGACTCGAGCGCGAGCGTCGCGGCGATTTCGGCCTGTTCGGCAGCCGGGTAGAGCGACACGAGCCGGGCCTTGCGTGCGGCGAGCAACGTCTCGTAGTCGATCGTGTCGACGACGTCGGGCGACGGCAGCTGGGAGAGGTCGATCGGCGTCACGCTCATGCCGCGCTCCCGTTCGCGACCGGCACGCGGGTCGACACGGCGGTGCCGCTTTCGTTGGTCCAGCCTTCGATGTCGAGATAGAGCGAGCCGGCAGCCGCGTTCGCGTCGTCCGCGGCGAGGACGACGCGGGTCAGTGTCAGGCGAGGCTCCCAGCGCATGAGCGCCGTGGCGACGGCTGCATACAGCCGCGTGCGCACGGTGCCGTTGCCCGGTGCGTCGATCAGGTCGGGCAGCTCGGAGCCGAATGTGCGGCGCTTCACGCACGACGCAAGCGGCGTCGTCACGATTTTGCCGATCGACTGGTAGAAATGGTCCAGGCCCGAGATCGAGCGGCCGGTGTTCGCGTTCATGCCTTTCATTGCGGTGCGCTCACGAGTTGTCCATCGCCTTGTTCGCGATGCGTGTGATGCGGGAGGCTGATGCCCTGGGATTTCACTTCGCGGGTAAAGGTGGCCGCGCCGTCGATCTGCATCGTGGCGCCGCCGCCGGCGCCGCCCGTGCCGGTCATGCCCGATTCGAACGCGAACGGGCCCTTGACCGTCATCGCACCGGTGCAGGTCGTCTGCTGTGCGTCGAGCGTGATGCGCTCGGCCTGCACGGTTGCGTCCCGGGTCTGTACGACGACCGATCCCGGCGCGACGATGCGCAGGGTCGCGCCGGCGGGCAGCTCGGCGGTGAGCGCATGCGCGGCGTGGTCGTACGTGATGCTTGCGCCGTCGGGGTAGACGCGCGCATGGGTATCCGGGCTCGAGGCCGGCGCCGGTGCGGCGTTCGAATAGACGCCGCGCAGCGCGACACCTTGTGCCGGGTCGCCCATCGGGCAGAGCAGCACGACCTGTTCGCCGGGCGTCGGCGGCAGCCAGTCGCGGGTTCCGCCGGCGGTGCCGGCGACCCACGGAATCCAGTTGGTCTGCAGTCCGCTGCCGTCGGATTCGGCGTCGCCGACCGAGACGCGGCACAACGCTGCCGCATGGTCGACCGTGAGGATCGTTCCCTTGCGCACCGCGTTGCGTGCCTGCCGTTGAATTTCATTAGCGTCCATGCATTCATGGTGCCGACCGGGCGCTCGCGGCGCGAGCGATCGCCTGTGTCGTCGCGACGAAGACAGCACGCACCGGATGCCGGCACGAAGACGAGCGTCGACAATCGCAGCACCGGTTTGCGTGAGGATGGAGTCGTGCGTGCCGGCGAGACTGCCGAGAGGCGGGAATGCGTGAGCCGATCGAAGCGGGAACGGAAGGACGTGGCGCGGTGGTCCGGCGGATTGCGTGGACGCGCAGCGCCGACGGATGGTCGGGACGCGCGCCGCATGGCGACGGTGTCGTGGACGTCGCCGTCGGCGACAGGCGCGCCGTCGACGCGGGCTGATTCGCAGGGGAAGCGCGACCGGACGATCGGCGTCTTGATCGCGGCGTGCCGCTCCGTCGCCTCGGGCGAAGCGGCCGGCTGCGACGCGCGGTGGCCGCGGCGGCGAAAGGCGACGCGTGCGCGATTTGCGGCAGGAAGGCGGGCCGGCGCCCGCCGGGCTCATCGGATCTGCGGCAGCGCGACCCAGGTGAGGGTATTGGCCGGATCGACCCGTGTGTCGTCGACGTGCGCGATCACGTGTCGGCCGTCCGGCCCGGTCGTCACGGCGACGCTTTCCGTCAGCGCCAGCCGGATCGACAGGTCGAGCGCCGCCGGGTCGCGGATGCCGACCTCGAAGGTGATGCCGCTTGCCCGCGCGGCCGGGTTCGTCACGAGATCCGGCTGGTTCGCGCGCACCCACTCGACCAGTGCGACGAATACGGGATCGGTGTCGCCGGAGAAGTTCGTCGCGAGGACGTGCGCCGTATACCGGTATTCGAACGACGGCGTCAGCGTGCCGGTCGTCGCGATCGACCCTTGCTCGACGAGCACGGTCAGCGCGCCCGGTTCGGCGGCGAGCGACGGGATGGCGGCGACGAGGGCCCGCCGCAGGCTGTCGGGCTTAATCATGCGGATGCGCTCCGTGGTCGGGAATGGACGTGCCGGCCTGGCACGCCGCGATCATGTCGACGGTTGCCGCGCACGCCGCCCAGGCCGCCTTGGCGAGCGTGAGCGCGCCGTCGAGCTCACCGTTGGTGCGGGGCGCGAGCATCGGCAGCGTGCACGGTGTCACCGTCTGGCACGTGTTCGACATAATCGTCGGCGCCGGTGAGAGCGGGATTGGCTTGCAGGCGGACAACGACATCAGGCAAAGGAGTGTCAGCCCAGGCGCGAAGCGCGGCGTTTTCATCGGTCAATCTCCGGTTTTCAAGTCGAATGGCGTCGAGCTTTGACGCGATCGCGGTGTGTGAGCGGTCGAGCCGCGCCTGCTGCTGCGCGCGGGCGGCGGCATCCTGCTGCAGGCGCGCAATGACGCCGTCGCGCGCGGCGAGCGCCTGTTGCGCATCGACGCGTCGCTGTTGCGCGGTCGCCAGGTCCGCGCGCAACGCATGCAGGTACAGCGCCGCGACGGCGCACGCGGCCAGCGCGACGCCGCCGGCGGCGAATTTCGCGGCGAGGCCGTTCATGCAAGGCGCGCGGCGCCGGCCGGCCCGGGTGCGGCCTGCGTCGGCGTAGCCGGTTGCGACGCATAGCGGTCGAAGGCGCGCGCGAGCTTGACGTCGTAGAGGTTCGCCGCGTAGTCGGGCCCGTTGTACGCGCGTGCGAATGCGGCCCACTGGCGTGCGCCGAGTGCGCGGCGCAGCGCGTCGTCGGCCGCGATGTAGCGGACGAATGCGTCGAGGTGCTGCGCTTCGCCGCTTTCCATGCAGGCGACGAATTCGTCGATGCCCGCATAGCCGAGGCGTGCCCAGTGATAACCCATCACCTGGAACGATCCCCAGCTCGCGGATTCCCACGCGGCGCCGGCATCGATCGACTCGGCCGCGGCGAGGCGCGTGTATTCCGCGGCACCGCCGCGATAGCCGCCGCGTGTGTGCGAGACGATGTCCGGCTGCCGGGCCGCGAACGGCGCAGGGTCGATGCCGCGCGCCTGCAGCCGCTTCCAGAACACATGACGTTCGAACAGGATGACGGGCCGGCCGTCGGTCAGGAAGCCGGCGCCGCGCGACTCGACCTCGTTGACCGCGCGAATGCACGCGAGCGGCACGTCGAGCGTGCGCGCGGCGCGTTCGAGGTCGGCCAGTGCCAGGTGTTTCGGATCGCGCACGCCGGTCGCCAGCGCGGCATAGGTCTTCGGGCCGGCGATGCCGTCGTCGACGAGGCCGGTCTTGCGTTGCAGCGTGATGACGGCGGCTTCGGTCGCCGTGTCATAGAGGTGCGTGACCGGCACCGCATAGCCGGCGCGGAGCAGCCGGCGTTGCAGCAGGCCCACGTCGTCGCCGTGGTCGCCGAGTCGGCGGGTTTTCATGATTCATTCACTCCTCAGGAGGCGCGCGACGTTGCCGCGCGTGCCGCAGACGAACATCGCCAGGAATACCGAGGTGGCCGCGTCGAAGAAGCCGACGGAGCCGGTGTGCAGCAGCAACTCGATCGACGCGCCGCCGGCGGCGGCGACGAGCAGCCACGCGAACCACGATGCGTGGCGCCGGTGCCGCGCGCCGTTGCGTCGATAGGTGAGCACCCGCACGAGCACCGCAACGTGTGCGCAGAGGGCGATCAGCGCGAACGGGAGATGCATGTCATCCCCCTTTGCGGAACAGCGCGAGCAGGTCCAGCGTCTTGATCCGCTCGATCAGCTGCAGCGTGACGGTGATCACGAGCGCGGCCGCGAAGAACGCGGCGACGCCGGTCGAGCGGATCGGCGTGGCGCCGACGATTTCGGGCGCGGCGAGATAGCCCATCACGAGCGAGATCAGCAGGTAGGCGGCACGCCGTGCGACGCCGATCTCCTGCGAGGTGACGACCACGAGCGCGGCGCCCGTGAACGCGCCGATCAACGCGTTGCCGTCGATGCCGGGCGCGAGCCCGGCGACGCCGATCGCGGCGGACAGCATGGCGGCGGTGGTGAGGTTCGGTTCGGCCATGACGGCGATTCCAGGGTCAGTCAAACAGTTGCAGCAACGGCCGTGCGCTCGTCACGGTGTCGAACGGCGGAAGGTAGACGGGCGTGCCGGCGGGTAGCACGACGCCGAGGCTGGCGAGCGCGGTGTTGGCCTCGAGCACGGTCTCGACGGTACCGTCGGTCCGGCCGTAGTGACGCCAGCACAGCGCGTCGACCGTGTCGCCCTGCAATGCGCGCGCGATCAT